GAGATATTAGGGATGACATCCTACCTAACTTACGTCCTGATAAATATCCCTTCATAGTTCACGCTGAACATAACGCTATTCTTTCTTGCGCTAGACGCGGCATGGCCACTCTTAACTGTAAGATGTATGTGACTGGACACCCTTGTGATATGTGCTTACAATATATATGGCAAGCGGGTATTAAGGAAGTCATCTATGGCCATAATCCTACCCATATGCAAACTACTGATGATGATAGGGCTATACGTACAGAGATTTTAGCGTATCTCATGAAAGATTTAACTATCCGACACGTTGATTATCCGAAAAATTCAACTGACTAGTTTACACGCCACTCCGTGTGGTGTATAATATATTGGACTGGGCTTAAAGAGCATGTCAAAGGTTACTTTTACAATGATGACCATACTGACAGAGTTAAAGCGACACACCCCAGTCTATCAAACCAAATGTGTCGCTTTGAAAATCACAAGACCCGTTTTGTTTGTACTTAACGGGTCTTTTCTTTTACATAGGACAAGAGGATATGTCACAACAAGAATTAACATTCGGGGACAAGGCACAGCCTAAGTATACTTATGAAATAGTGGTGCAGATAAGAGATGCACAAGGTAATCCAACTGGTAAAACTAAATCATTTAGTAGTGATTACCCAGATAAAATCTCTAACTTCTGGCATCGTATGCACGGTAAGCCTAAACGTAAACGACGTAAAGAAGGTGCGCTACCCAAGGGAAAAGAAGCTGACAAGCTCGCCAAGGAAGCTGGGCAGTATGCCAAGAGTAAGCAACAAAAGAGAGACAATAAGGAAAGCTAATGTCAGCATTATCTGAATTGAAGGAATATACCTTCGTTTCTAAATATGCTAGGTGGCTACCAGAAAAAAATAGAAGAGAAACTTGGAGAGAAGCAGTTGATAGAGTTAAGCATATGATGCTTGACTATTACCAAGATAAAGGCATTAACGATGACATTGAGTGGGCATATAACTTCATGCTCAAAAAGAAAGTGTTGGGTTCTCAGCGCGCACTACAATTTGGTGGGGCGCCAGCATTAAAGAAGCACGCCCGCATTTATAATTGCGTGTCTTCTCCGGTAGATAGACCTAGATTCTTTCAAGAGTGTATATGGCTACTATTGTGTGGTTGTGGTACTGGATTTTCAGTACAAAAACACCACGTAGCAAAACTGCCTCCACTATCTAAGGATAGATTGGCGGGTAAAAAACGTAAGCAAAAAACATTTATCATACCTGATACGATTGAGGGGTGGGCGGATGCATTTGGTATACTGCTTACCACTTATTGGGATGTGGCAGCAAGTCCAGAGTTTGAAGAATGGGTGGGCTATGACGTTATCTTTGATTACTCCGCAATTAGACCAAAGGGTGCGCCGTTAAGTTCTAGTTCGGGAAAAGCACCTGGACCAGATGGATTACATGCATCATTAGATAGTGTTAGAGAACTGCTAGACGAAGTAATAATAGACAAGCAAGAGCGTTTAGCACCCATTGATTGTTACGACATCATTATGCATGAGGCCGACGCGGTACTCAGCGGTGGTGTGCGCCGTTCAGCATGTATCTGTGTGTTTTCACCCGACGACCTGGACATGGCTATGGCTAAGGTTGGAAACTGGAAAGATTACAACCCACAACGAGGACGTTCAAACAACTCAGCCATTCTCCTGCGTAACTCTACAGGTTTGAAACAGTTCCAAGAACTTATCAAATGTACTAGAGAGCATGGCGAACCTGGATTCTTATGGGTAGACGACCTTGAGTTCCTAATGAACCCATGTGCAGAAGTTGGTATGTGGTGCTATCGCATCATCAATCAGGCTAAGTTTGACAAGTATATGGAGACATATGATGGTACTGGATATAAATGCGACCTGTCCAAAATGGGCTTGGAATCAGGATGGCAAGGGTGTAACCTGTCAACCATTAATGCCTCATCAGTTAGAACACTTGAGGAATTTGAGGAAGCGGGGAAGGCGGCAGCTATTATTGGAACCCTGCAAGCCGGATTTACAGAACTCCACTATCTTACAGATACGTCTATCTCTATTTTTCAGCGTGAGGCGCTACTCGGCGTAAGCATGACTGGCATGATGGAGAACTATGAGATTGTTCTCAATCCAGAAAATCAGCGCCATGTCGCAAAGGTTATTATTAAAACCAACTTGCAGATGGCAAAGAAGATAGGTATTAATCCTGCGGCACGTACTACATGTCTGAAACCAGAAGGAACATCTTCATGTTTACTAGGAACTTCATCAAGTTTACACCCTCACCATTCTAAGAGGTACTTAAGGTTCTTACAAACCAACAAGCAGGAAGAACCATACCAACATTTTCGTAAGACTAATCCAACAGCTTGTGAAGAATCAGTATGGAGTCCTCATAAAACCGACGATGTACTCATGTTTCCCATTGAAGTACCAGACGGTGCCAAAACTAAAAACCAACTACCGGCCCTAGAACTATTGAAAATTGTTAAAAGCACTCAACAGAATTGGGTAAAACCAGGAAAGGTTAAATCCCGTTGTACACAACCCTGGTTAAGTCATAATGTATCAAACACAATTACAGTGATGCCTGATGAATGGGATGCTGTAACGAAATATATTTACAACAACCGCAAACATTTTTGCGGTATTACATTAGTGCCGCATAGTGGAGACAAAGACTATGCACAAGTACCATTTACTGCCGTATATACTCCGCGAGAAATCGTCAGGGAGTATGGTGATGCGGCCCTGTGGACTTCGGGGCTAATTGAGATTGGTCTGGATGCGTTTAATAATTTATGGACTGCGTGTGACAATGCGCTTGACCCAATGGCCGATTTACAGCAACCGGCCGCAACACCCACAGGATTATATGGTGCAGAAGTAGAGAGATTCTATAGTGCCTTAGCCAAACAAGCTGCGTTTCGTAGAAAAATAAAGAGATTCGCAGATAGTTATTTTGATGGCGACATAAAGAGATTAACCTACTGCATGAAGGATGTCTTCAATTGGAAACGATACTATGATTTAAATCAATCGTTCAAATCGGTAGATTACACCGTTATGTTTGAGGATGAAGACAATACTAATCTTGAAGGCGAAATTGCTTGTGCAGGTGGAGCCTGTTTAATCTAAAATTTAGACTTGACAAATCGCAATTTCGTGGTATAATACAAACTGAGAGACACTCCGTTGACATCAAGAAAAAAGAAAGAAAAAGCAGAACAAACCTTAGTTCTCAAAAAAACGTTTTTAACAGCAAAAACTCCTAACCAAAAGAAATATATACAAGCAGTAGATAATAACAGATTGGTCTTTTGCTCTGGACCTGCGGGTACTGGTAAAACACATATAGCTGTAGCATCTGCTGTATTAGCATTGTCTAGAAAAAAAGTTGAGAAGATTATTATTGCACGTCCAATGGTTTGTGCAGAAGAAGAAATGGGATACCTACCAGGAGAGATACTCTCCGTTAGAGGTGGAAGTATTGGCGGAAAAGCCTCTCCATTTCTAAGACCTATATTTGATGAAATGCGGGTGTATTTAAGTCATACTGATTTGCGCGCCTGCTTACAAAACGAGTCTATTGAAGTTGTTACGTTTGCCCATATGCGTGGGCGAACTTTTAAGAACGCCTTTATCGTAGCTGATGAATGTCAGAACGCCACCCACAGTCAATTGCTTATGATACTCACCCGTATAGGTGAAAATTCTAAGATGGTATTAACTGGCGATGCTTCACAGTCTGACTTACCACACAGACAAAGGGGTGCTTTTAAACACTTTATGGATAAATTGGTTAATGTTGAGGATATTACTGTTTCTACACTGCAACACATTGATAGTGTTAGAGACAAATTGGTTGAGCGTATTATTCAAAGATTGGGAGGTTATAATGACGAACCACAAGAGAGTGTTGGTACTAAATGCTGACTATACCCCATTAGGTTTAGTCTCATGGAGACGTGCTATTGTATTGTCGATATTAAATCAGGACAATCCAGAAGATGGTGTTGTGGTTGTTGACTACTACAAAGATGACTACATTACTAGTGGTCATGGTAGGAGACATCCTGTGCCTGCGGTAGTGGCAGTTCCTAAGTACGTTAGACAACATCGTCGCAAGGTACCATTCAGTCGTAAGAATGTTTTTATTCGCGACCAAATGACATGTCAGTACTGTGGTTACTGTGATGGTACTACGGACTTGTTAACATACGACCATGTTATTCCAAGGTCAGTGTGGAAGAAGAAGGGATACGAAGGTACTCCTACGCACTGGAAGAACATTGTTACTTGCTGCATCGACTGTAACAGAAAAAAGGCAGACAAAACACCAGAACAAGCTGGTATGCCGTTACTACGCGAGGTGCAAGAACCAAATCCACGACAATTCATCTTAGGATTAACACCGTGGAGTAAGGTTCCACAAGAATGGGAGATATACCTAACTCCTATTTACAAACAAATGATAAAAAATAGGGAAAAAAATGGGCTGGCGTAAAAAACTAGCCCATTTTCTCTAGTTTTTGGTGTATATAAGGAATAGAGGATGATAACTTACGTTTTTACGTGTTATGAAGAAGACGGTGGTTGCGGGCACACCTTTGAGGTAGAGGCTCATATGTCAGATGTTAAAGGTCTAAAACCACGTTGTCCAGAATGTAGGAAGATTAAGTCTGTTGCAAGGGATTTTTGCGCAGAAGACAAATCATTCGTAGATGCTTCACCCACCACTGTAGCCGCCCTGGCTGAACGTAATACTTCTCGTTTAAGCACTGACGAGAAACACCACATCCATAAAAAGTTAAATGCTTACCGAGATAAACCTTATACAGGCCCAATGCCTAAAGATGGTAGTCTTGTACCTAGAGATGCCGATGGTAAGCGTATTCCCTCCACTAAAACTCACACCAAAGACCCGAGAAAGAAATAGTACAATGGATAAATGTATACACAAATGTATGGAAGCCGTAGTACACAACAACCCACAAATCCCTGTTAATCGACATAACATTAAACCGCACGACCCTAAGTATAGAGAAACTTTTACTTTAGGAGAATTGTGGGATACTATTAAACAGGCCAATGATATGCCAGAACGCACCATTAAGGTAGAACCGGGCTATAAACCTGTTAGAGCTGGCAATATGCTGTTGTTATTCAAGGAACCTATTGAAGTAAAAACCGCAGAAGATTATCGTAAAACACCAATATCAGAAAGGGTGAGAGCGAATTTGGCGGTAAAATCAGAACCAAAACAAAAGAAGAAAATTACATGGCTAAAACGAATCCAGATGCTCCTCACCAAACTGTGGTTACCGTCAGTATACATTTTGAAACCTGTGAGCGCACGCACGAAGGACAAATGAGCGCAGTCGTAGCTGATAAAGGTGTTGTAACAGGTAAAGTATTTACAGTAACCGGTGAGACTCTAGCTGAGTGTAACGGTAAAACCGACAAACTTCTTAAAAAAGTACAAGGATTATTAAACGATGACAAGACCACATAATGATATACCTAATCCTATGCGTATTCGTGATGCTGATTTGGGGGAGGCAGTTTATCGACCAAACCCAAACCAAAATCAAGTAAATAGCAACGGGTTTAGACCACCAGAACAACAAACAATTGTGTATACAATAATCGGTCAAGAAGATGAACGTATTGATGCACTTGGAAATCCAGACACTAATGGCTTTCCTATTCTTTTAGATTCACAATTCAGTAATGGTAATGTAAACCAAGCAGAAGACAAGTCTGAAGCATATGCCAAGGTTGAGATTCTCGACGGTGTTCCATACTATTACATTCTTATGGGTCCACAGGGTGCAATGTTTAACCCTCTAGGACTTCTTAATACTAACACTAAAAAGCGTACTCATGGTTTGAACACCTGGGAATTTCAACGTGTAAAACCCAAGGCATTTCAACTCTATCTAAATTTTCTTAGAACTAGAAACCAAGCCTATCTTACGCAAGCACAACGGGAGCTAATCTAATGGCAAGCGGACGACTATCACTTACGGAAAAATATGCCATCCAAGGGATGGTAAACCAGGGTATAGATGTGTCAGAAATCGCATCTCAACTAGGTCGCAAAACACCAACTATCCAAAAGTATATTGATGGCGAATTGAGTGAATTAACCTCAAATATTGCGACAGCTCAACTTCAATCTACGGATATACCACAGTCAGAAACTACAGAAGTATTAGATGTTGATGAACACGATGATGTTGTAGTACTTTCAGAACAAATGTATAACGACACATTGTATAAACTCAGAAACGCCGGTATGGAACTTGGTGACGCAAGAGAAATCCTCGACCGCACAGTACGCAAGCTGCTAGGGGAACCTGCTACGGCAGATGAAATGTACGGCTATTGTCTGCGTAATCTAAATGCTAAAGATGTTATGGTAACTCGGTCAGCAGGTGGACGCAAGGGTGTTGCTATGATGACCAAGGCTGCTTCTGAACGTGGTGATGAAAGCAAAAATAGACCACGTCAACCAGGACGCGGTGTAAGAGGAAGAATCTTTAGACCTAAAGACAACCAGATGGCAGATGGCTAATAAACAAACTGATAAAAGTCGATATCCGTCGAGATATGCACCTGATAAGTATGTTACCGCTGCTCAGTATATTACTGAGTTGGTGTGTGAACGACGAGCAAAAATGGACAAGGATGAACTGCCCACCCACTTCTGGAACCTACCAGAGTGGAGGCAGTTTTTTCTTGCTCAGATTAAAGTTGCCCATCAACTACTTGAGAAATATCACGCTCAGGCAATTATTCAAGCGCTGAGAGACGACAAGAGATTGGCTAGGACATTTTCTCTAAAAGGACTGTTGGCACCGTGGGCCGCAAAGATAGTTAACGACTATCATCAAAAAATTGTGGCACGGAAAAAAATGGAAAAGACAACTATACAAACACCATCAATAGTGAGTACAGTACCTACAAAGCCTAGAGAAAAACAGAAGCGACGTAGCTTATTGGGCACTCTCAGAGAACTTGATGATGTTGAGGATACAATAGATGGCGAAGAAGAAAGAAGATGCTAGTAAGGGTCCAGTTTACACCGCAGACAATGTTGACCAATTACTGAAGAAACAATTTGGGGACGACATATTTGTAAGTGGCGACTCTATTATTGAAAAACCAAAAACTGTCATATCAATCTCTCCAGCATTAGATATGATTACAGGCGGTATTCCAGAAGGTAGTTTTTGTGTTATTACTGGACCAGAAAAGGTTGGTAAGACTACCATGTGCCTGACATTTGCAGCCAACGCACAACAAGAAGATTGCAAGTGTGATATTACCGATAAGCCCCGCGATGTTTATTTCTACAATGTTGAGGGTCGCTTAAAAGCCAGGGACTTAAAAGGTATCCCAGGTTTACAGACCAATGAACCAAGATTTAACGTTATAGAATCTAAACCGGGACGCATCTTACATGCAGAAGATTACTTAGAAATCTTTCAGGCATACGTTCAAACAAAACCTGGGTCTATTCATATTATAGACTCTATCTCGCAACTGTGTTCTGAGGCTCGCTCAACCAACAAGGTTGGTAAAAGGTTTAGAGACGATGTACCACTTATGTTGGCTGATATGACAAAACGAGTGGCAAACATTCTACCGGTAAACAACTGCGTAGTTATGGCTATTACGCATATTATTGCCGACCAGAACCCTGCGACTCGTAAAGCTAGTATGGAAGCATCTGGTAAGAAGATTCAATACCAAGCTGACGTAAAATTATGGGCAACACACTTTACGTTACACCCAAATGAAGATGACGTTACAGGACAAATCGTACACTGGAAGTGTACATCTTCCGCCTTAGGACCACCACATGGTAAATGTGATTCACTACTCAGATATGGAAGCGGTCTAGACAAAGCCTGGGAACTTATCAACTATGGTAAAGACATTGGTTTGCTTGAGGTTTCAGGTAGCTGGCTTGCATTTCCAAACGGAACTAAGGTACAAGGCAAAGACAAAGCCGCCCAATATCTACGTGATAACCCCAAAATATACGAAGATATGTTAACACAATTTCGCGAACTACTAGGTATTACAGATACAGCATGATTACTATTGACCTAAATGGCAAAGAGGTCAACTGGAAACCACACGCACGCAAGCGACAGCAAACTAGTCAGCTTCATGCTAACGTTAGAGAATTTCTACATTCTGCATATCCCACTGTAGCCTTTATTGAAGAAGTGGGTATTCCAGTTAGACGCGGCCAAACACTATACTTAGACTTCTTTTCTCCTCTGCTCAACTTAGCCGTGGAGGCTCACGGTGAACAACACTATAAATTCGTTCAACACTTTCATGGTAGTAGAATGAATTGGGCGAGACACAGAAGACGTGATGCAGAGAAAAAAGAGTGGTGTGAAAATAACAACATAACCATAATAGAACTACCCTTTGATGAAACGAACGAACAATGGCTAAACAGGATAAACTCGTTGAACGAATGAACGTCGTAGAAAGGGCGTTGGACGAATATGAAGGTCGGGCAAGTGTACCAGTCAATATACCTCCTGGAATTGAGGCTGAGTTACAAGAATACCTCACAATGGGACGAGATACACTAGAAAAATTGGGTCCAACCGAGTGTGCTACTATCGGAGTAAGGTTGGCGCAATTTGCTACTTATGTACAGCGATTGTGGAATCGTGAGCGAGCCCGACATTCGTGGGCAGAAAGGGTACTTCACGAAACTATAGCCCCGGCACTAATCAACTATGATAAGGTAATAGCTAAGGCTGAATACAAAGTTGCGTTAATATGTAAAGAAAACGAGGCAGCTAAGAAGATATACGATATGGCTGCATATGCTAAGGAACGTACTCAAAGATTAGAAGAGCTAGCTAGTAGTATTCGTTACTTAGCAGATACATTAAAAAACCTACAAATCGCTAAGGTATCAGATAGGAAAAACTATGGGCAAGATAATTACTGATTTAGAATCATTAGACCCAGAAGACCTACAAGAGGTCTTAAATTTGATTCAAAAAAAGGCTGAGGCTAAGCAATCCCCACAACAAAAGGGGAAAAGAAAACAACGTCGTAAGCCGAAACAACAGGCAGAACAAGCCCCACAGGCGCGTCCAGTTAAACGCCCAAAAAGCGGCGGTGTTATGCGCCGAATTGATAAACCAGCCAACGCACGCTCACGCAGACGCCCTGGAAGGCGAGGTGGCGGAGAAGGTGGTACTGGACGTATTCCTGCTGTAGGACAACCAGTAGAAAAAGGGCAAGACGGCAGTAGATTTATTACTGAAGGTTATTCTGATTTACATAGAAGTAAAAAAGAACAAGAACAAGATAAGCTATTAGCTGGTGATAATAGGCCAACACTGAGACGAAATCCTGTAGTGTATAGGGAAGTGGAATGTAATCATTGTGGTCACTGGTGGGAGGCCCCAGAATCGCTTATAGCACATGACGACGAAGGAACAATATTTGTTTGTCCTGATTGTATACGAGGTAGATAGTGATAGAGAAAGTGTTAGCGGACCCTCCAGCAGAGAGGGCGGTATTGGCAGGTGTGTGTCGATACGGTAAAGATGCGTACTTAGATATAGTTGACATTGTTAACTCTACAACTTTTACCGTAGCGGCCAACCAAGCGATTTTTGATTGTGTTAAGCATATTTTAGACAGAGATGATAGCTCTGTTATTGACGTACCTATGATATACTCTGCTGCCCGCGAAGTAGGTGTATCACATATGATGGAAAAGAAGAGTCAGGCACAACATTTGCAAGCCATCTTGAATTTTCCAACCAACCAAAAAAACATGCGCAGATTTGCGGCCAAGATTCGCAAACTAGAAGTAGCACGTTTATTACATGGGCAATTAGAAGGTGCCCAAGACAAACTGCTGGAGTTAAGCGGCGATGAAACCATTACCCATATCTTGGGTTTGGCTGAGGACTCAATCTTTGACTTCACTTCTCTGCTACACGACTCTTCTGAGAATGAACCCACCCTTTTAGGCGACGGTCTGGTAGACTATGTTACTTACTTAGGTGAAAATCCCGTAGAGAACATTGGTATTCAAACCGGATTCCATGAGTGGGACGCTGCTATTGGTGGTGGCTTACGCCCTGGTACAGTCAATGTAATTGGTGCCAGACCTAAGACCGGTAAAACCCTTTTAAGCGATAACATGGGTTATTGGGTTGCAGACCAATTGGGTTTTCCAGTCTTAAACATGGATACTGAAATGCGCAAGGAAGACCATCAGCATCGCACACTAGCAATGATGACAGAATCGTACATCTATGATATTGAAACCGGTCAGTATTATCAGAAGATGGGCACAAAAGAAAAGGTTCTCGCGGCTGCAAGAAAGCTGGAAGACGAAAAAATTCCATACTATCACCTAAGTATTGCTGGTATGCCGTTTGAGGAACAACTAGCTATTATGCGACGTTGGCTGGTAAAAAATGTTGGATTGGATGATGATGGACATGCTAAACCCTGTGTAATTGTGTATGATTATCTCAAGTTAATGACAGCAGATGGTTTGAGCAGCGATATGAAAGAATATCAGATGCCTGGTTTTATGCTAACCGCCCTTCATAATTTTGCTATGAGGTATCAAGTACCATTTCTAACGTTTATGCAGTTAAACCGCGATGGTATTACTAAAGAATCCACAGACACCGCTAGTGGTTCTGATAGAATTATTTGGCTCTGCTCTAACTTTACAATCTTTAAGCGTAAATCTGATGAAGAAATGGCAGAGGACGGACAACAATATGGTAACCGCAAGTTGGTTCCAGTAGCCATGAGGCACGGCGAAGAATTTACTATGGGAGACTATATTAATTGCAACATGAAAGGTTACTGTGCTAAAATTGAGGAAGGACAGCGCAAGTCCAAGGTGAAACAAGAACAAGCTAAAGACAACGAAGGCTTTGTAGTTGAGGACGAAGCTAATGGTAGCGACATCCCATTTGAATAAGAATTGGACACAAGCAGAACTACAGACAATCTCAGAAGAATTGGTGGAAAGATTTGATGATATCATTGACGAGTTTGAATTAGACATAAGAAAAACACCCCGTATGTATATAGGGTGTTGTCCTATTCATGGTGGAGATAACCAGGATTCGTTAAACTTCTACCATAGTGGTCATACACATAGCGGCAATTGGTATTGTAATACTCACCAATGTGAGTCAGTTTTTGTGTCGTCTCCAATTGGGTTTATTCGTGGTTTATTATCTCGACGAAAACATAATTGGGATAGTCAGGGCGATACTACGGCCAGCTTTTTTGAGGCTGTGGTATGGAGCTTAAAATTCCTTGGTAAAGACATTGGCGACTTAAATGTTAATTACGAAGGAAGTGACTTAGGAAGGTTTACTTCCCATGTCAACTCAATCTGGGGCAAGCAAGCGCCGGAAATTACCAAGACAATAACTAGAGAAGAGGTTATAGCGTCATTAGAAATACCCGCATCATTCTATTATAATCGTGGGTACACGTTGGATATTTTGGAAAAGTATGACGTGGGATTATGTAACACACCCAATAAACCTATGTACCAGCGAATCGTATTTCCTATTTACGACGACACACACAAATGGATGATTGGTTGTACTGGTAGGTCTATGTGGCCTAAGTGTAACAAATGTAATCTGTGGCACGACCCACGTAATTGTTGCCCAGACCCTAAGTGGAAGTGGCAATACTCCAAATGGAGACATAGCAGCAACTTCAACAGTGAGTTTTTTCTATACAACATGTGGAAAGCTAAACCATTCGTTGCTGAATCAGGCATAGCGTTAATTGTAGAAAGCCCAGGAAATGTCTTGAGATTAGAAGAGGCAGGTTTTCACAATAGCGTAGGCACTTTTGGGGCTAAACTGTCTGATGGACAAAAAATTTGGCTGGATTCTTCCGGTGCTTTTACGCTCGTTGTCTTGACAGACCCCGACGACGCAGGTATAATGGCAGCAGAGAACATCCGAAAACTTTGTGAACAACAATATAATGTGATAATACCTGAGTTACCAAACAATAGAGACATTGGCGATTTAACAGTGATGCAGGTAAGAGAGATATTAGACCCTATTTTTGACAAGTATAGGATGGAATTATGATTATTTTCCTAGATGACGACAAACAGAGGTGCAGGGCTTTCAAAAGATTTGCGGGGTGTCCGAGTACTATTGTGCATACTGCACAAGACTGCATAAAAGCGATACAAGAGACTGATGATATTAGTATACTATTCTTAGACCATGATTTAGGTGGTGAAGTATATGTTAACAGCGCACGCGAAGACTGCGGAATGGAAGTCGTTAGATGGATAGTGGCAAACAACCCACCTATTCGCACTATTATAGTACACTCATTAAATGCGCCGGCAGCACAGTCTATGGTGGTTGCATTAAAGAGGGCACAATACGATGCTCACTATAACCCATTTACGACGTTGGCTGAGCGATTGAAAGAATTACATAAAAACGGTGGAAGACTATGACACAAAAGATTTTAGGAATAAGTGGACGCAAGCAAAGTGGTAAGAACACAACTGCCAACTTTCTTATCGGACTCACTATGAACGGCATCGGCCTCATACATGGTAAGTTTAGAATTACCAAAAAGGGTCAGTTGCATATCACCGACTTATGGGGTGATACAGATTATGAGGGTATTTTTGATGTTCAGCGTAATACCCCAACAATGAGGGATTTCTGCGCTGAGCGTCTAGACCCATACATTAAGCTATATAGCTTTGCAGACCTCTTAAAACAAGGGGTGTGTATGGATGTCTTAGGTCTTCAGTACGAACAATGTTATGGTACTGACGACGAAAAGAACGAACCCACCCACCTGAAATGGGAAGACATGCCCGGTATGATAACCAACAAAAAGTTGTTTGATGCTATTTATGAACGGTGTCTCGGCCCAGAAATGGAAGAAGACTTACAAGATATTGGTTTTAAGATGCACTACCATGAACCCGGCCATATGAGTGGTCGTGAAGTCATGCAATATGTTGGTACCGACATCTTTCGCAAGATGTATTCGGACGTATGGGCAGATGCTACGGTTCGCCGTATCCAACAGGACCAATCTGAAATGGCTATTATTTGTGACCTGCGATTCCCCAATGAAGTAATGGCTATCAAAAACGCCGGTGGTAAAGTAATGCGCTTAACTCGCAATCCATTTGGCGACCAGGATGCGCATGAAAGCGAAACTGCGCTCGACAAAGAAAACTTTGACTGGGACCAGTTTGACTGGATTATTGATAATGCCAGTGACACCGTAGAAGGTCAGTGCGAACTTACATATAAGGCACTACAACCTATTGAATGGTGCCCGTCTATTTACGAATTAACTCAAGAGGAATATGAAAAAACATTATGATACCTGTGACCTACATTCGTAGTAGTTCATATGGTTGTCACGACATGTGCCAAATGAAGGCTTTTGGAGAATACACATTGGGCTGGTCAGGCCCAGGTAATCTAAAAGCCGACAAAGGTACCATGACCCACAAAGCATTGGAATTATTAGCCTGCGCCAAACTTGCACAGCAACAAGGCCAGAAAACATATGTTGATGAAGAATTTTTTGGAGAATTAAGTAGTGACGTTGATACCCTGGACGTAGACAACATTATTGAACGAGTATACGAACACTATTCTCAGGCGTTTACCCAACACAATTGGCAAACCAAAGACCTGAAAGATGTAAGACTGTGGACGTGGAAGGCTTTACACTTTAAGAACGGTGCTTTCGACCCACGTAAACGAACTATTGTAGCCCCAGAAGCCCCATTCGATTTAGAACTAAAGGATGACTGGGCAAAGTATGAGTATGACTACATGGGTAAAACCATTAGTGGTCAACTAAGTATTAAAGGCACAATTGACCTAGTGACTGAACTAAGTCCAGGAGTACTAGAAGTAGTAGACTGGAAAACCGGTCGTCGTATTAACTGGGCAACTGGTGAAGAAAAGACACATGATAAGTTAAGGGGTGATGCTCAACTCAGGATGTATCACTACGCTATTCAGTGTTTGTACCCTGATGTAGACCAGATACTATTTACTATCTTCTACATTAATGACGGTGGTCCATACACTGTAGACTTTTATCGTGAAGACATTCCAGATACTCTTGATATGCTTCGTCGTAAATACGAAGCTATGAGTAATACCGACCATCCCGAAATGATTCGTGGTACACAAAAGGGTTGGAAATGTAATAAATTTTGTCATCAAGGTATGAGTACATTTGAGAAGACCAATGTAAAACCCCTTGTTGAAACACGTTGGGGACAAGTCACACCCAAGGGTTCTATAATGTGTAAGTGTGAGCAAATTAACTATACTCTACAACACAGAACAATTACCTCTGTGATTACTAATATGAGTAAAGAAGGTTTTAACTGCGCTAACTATAAAGCGCCAGGGAGTACAGAATGAAACTATTGAGATTTGAATTGTGTATGAGTCGTTCCTCAGATATTTCCGGGGTATTCGTAGTCAATGACGAACAATGGGAAAGTCTGTGTCAACTAAATGGTAATAAGGTTTACTTAGGTGAAGTAGCCGGCAAACATTCTGAGGTAAGTTTTGACTTTGATGTTGAAGACATAGAAGTTCTGTGTGAAGACAACGACTTTATTACCAAAATGGTTAGTATGGTTGGTGGCAACTTTGGTTTTGATTGGTCTTACTACCTTCTAGTGATGCCTCTAGAAAGAGCATATGAAGAAGGTTATGAAGACGGTTGTTATAACTACACAGAAGAATCCGTCAAAGAAATTATAGACGACTACTGTGTATATGCTGGTAAACTAAGAGAAGAATACGCCAATGGCGTAGCAGATGGAGTAAAAGAACGTGACTAAATATTTTCCACTCCACGTACATAGTCACTACAGTTTACTTGATGGTCTCAGTAAGCCTGAACAAATTGCTAAACGCGTAGGAGATTTAGAACTAGCAGGAAGTGCTATTACTGACCACGGGGGAATTTCCGGTTCAGTAGAGTTTCTCAACAAGATGAATAAAGCAGGACTAAAACCCATCATAGGGTGCGAACTTTATACCTGTGAAGGTCACGCATCTATCCAAGGCGTGGAAAATCGTAGTCTGACCCACTTGCCGGTACTGGCTAAAAACAATCGCGGATGGGTACAGCTTATTAAGCTAACGAGTGAGTCGTGGCAACCGCGCAACTTTTATCATAAGCCTCGCCTATCACTAAATCAACTGGCAACTTTTACCGATGGGTCTATCATTGGTTTTAGTGGGCATATGGGTTCTCATATGGCAAAGGCGGTATGGGACGACACTGTAAATAAACCACATGCGGATTGGGAAAAGCGCGGTCTTAAAATGGCCCAGCAACTCCGCGACATCTTTGGAAAGGAAAACTTCTACTTAGAAATCCAACTAATGATGATTGATGTAGAAGCTAAGCAGTTTTCCATTGGCGAAATGATACGTCATATTTCCCAGAAAACCGGCATACCATGTATTGCTACGCCCGACGCCCACTATGCTACTCAGGAACAGGCAGAAGACCAACACATTCTTCTCTGCCGCAATATGGGTGTGAGCTTAAATGAAGCGAGGGCACCTGACTTTGGTTTGCGTGGGTTTTTCCAAACCAACAACTTCCATATTCCATCTGGTGAGGAAATGTTGCAGTATGGGCATACAGAAGAAGAACTAAAAGCCACAATAGATGTAGCCGCTCAAGTTGAAACATACACTGAGATTACTCGTGAGCCAATTCCTCCTAAATTCCCATGTCCTGATGGTATGGATGAAGAAGGTTATTTGCGACAACTGTGTCGCGAAGGTTGGAAGCGACTGGTTGAAGGTCGTGTCGATAAGAGTGAACATACAAAGTATGGTGAGGAAGTTCAGCATGAACTGAAGGTATTCTCCGAAGCCAAGATTTGTGGATACTTCCTTATCTGTGCTGACATTATCAACTTCATTAGACAGAAAGGTTGGCTGCCCGGTCCTGGTCGTGGTTCTGCTGCTGGTTGCCTTGTGTCATACTTAACTGGTATCACAAGTATTGACCCAATGCCCTACGACCTCTTGTTTGAGAGATTCTATAATGCAGGAAGAAATACAGGTGGTAGAGTGTCCATGCCTGATATTGATATGGACGTACCAGTAAAACACCGTGATGAAGTTATCAACTATATCAAGCTACAATACGGCGAAGACCGCGTTTCTCAGATGATAACCTTCCAAACTATCAAAGGAAGAGGCGCGCTCAAGGATGTATGTAGGGCTTATGGTGGCATATCCTTTGAAGAGATTAACCGCATTACTAAGCACTTTCCAGAAGAGGCGAAAATTGCTGGTGAACTCAAACAAATGGATGAGGCCGACCGCTCAATTATTAGATGGGCGCTGGAGAACCGAGCATCTAAGTTGGCAGAGTGGTGTCAACTTACTGATGATGGTAAACTAATCGGCCCAATGGCTGACCGTTTTGCTCAAGCAATAAGGCTTGAAGGTGTCAAATCAGCACCAAGTAAACATGCGGCGGGGATTGTGATTGCACCCCAACCGTTGCATCAAATGTGTCCTATGGTTCAGGATACTAACAACAAGGTTATGATTGCTGGTCTTGAAATGAACGACCTTGAGAGTATTGGTATGCTCAAGTTCGATGTTTTGGGAATTTTAATGTTGGACCGGCTGGAAGGTATACAAAAAATCCTAGAAACAGGAGACATTATGTAATTTTTCGTGTATAATATATATGTCAAACTTTACTCAATGGAGACAAAACATATGATTACACGAGAAAAACTCAAAGAAATGCTTGATTCTGGGCTTACGCAACGAGAAATCGCAAAGAAACTTGACTGCTCAGAAGCAAACATTAGCTTAAAATGTAAAAAATTCGAGCTAAGAAAAGATGCTATTAAATCCCACTTGGGAAAAACCTACGGACAACTAACCGTTTTGCAACAAGTAGATAAAGATAAACATGGTCACTACATTTTCGAGTGCGAGTGTGAATGTGGAAATAAAGTAAACGTAGTTGGTCATTCATTAACCAGTGGTAATACCAAATCGTGTGGGTGTTTGTACGATATATCAAGACCGGCAAATGCTAAATTAGGTTGTATAGCAACTAAGCAACAAGCTCTACAAAACAACAACCTTGTCGACCACTCTAACTGGCAAACACTATATAAAGAATGGGACATATCAAAAAACGGTAAACCCGACCTATATGCAGCCAGTTCAAATAAAAGCGTGTGGTGGGTGTGTTTAACATGTCAAACCAAATGGAAAGCATCAATAGCTAGTAGACTAACCAATTTAACTAAGTGTCCAAAATGCGCCAAAAAGGATATGGCTAAAACTCAACAAGAGCAGGCGGCACTTAGAAATAACCTAGCCATTCAAAGACCAGATTTAGTAACCGAGTGGGGACAGCAAAACAACCAACCACCTCAAAAATATTCACTAAGAAGCAACCAAAAGGTTTGGTGGCAATGTGGTAGGTGTGGCCACGAATGGAAAGCTATGATTTTAACTAGAACCAAAGACGAAACAGGGTGTCCACGATGTAATATAAGTCACTTAGAAAAATTTACCATCGCCACCCTGGAAAAACTCAACATAGAATATCAACATCAACATAAAATAGTTGTTGATGACAAACGATATATGATTGATTTTTACCTGCCCCAATATGATTTATACATTGAGTGTCATGGTAAACAACACTATGAACCGATGGCGGTTGGGGTTTTTGGGGTTAAAAGTGAACAAGAAGCCAAGCGGAGATTGAGGGAACAGAAGAGGCGTGATAAAACGGTTCAAAAACATCTTGGACCCAAACTGGTGGAAATTCCATATTGGAATATTGATAAGATTGAGGGTATTATCAGGAAAGGGTGTGGCGCATAATGCCTAGAAAAGCTTGGGAAGAATGGGAAGATGAATATTTACAGGTAAACACTGGTGTAAAAACACATAAAGAAATAGGTATATATCTCGGTCGCTCTAAATGTAGTGTATCACACCGTATAGAAAGGCTAGGCTTATGCGCAGGGAAAATACAAAAATTCAAACGGTCAGACTTTCTAAATAAAACCTTCTACAAATTGACGGTTCTAGATACATATGAGACAAACACCTTATATTGTAAATGTAAATGCGAATGCGGTAACATTGTAACAGTAAAAGCACACCAACTGTTGAGTGGTAATAACAAATCATGTGGTTGCTTCAAATTAGAAAAAACCATAGAACGTAACAAAGCCAGGAGAAAAAACTTTACCCAGTCTGGTCAAAAATTTGGAAGATTAACGGTGACCGTACCAGATATTAAACCATATCATTCCCAATGTGTGTGTGAATGTGGTACTATCACTGTATGTTCAAATGACAATCTTTTGTCCGGTCGTACTCAATCGTGTGGGTGTATAAAAAGTAGCGGCGAAACCACAATTAAAAACTTGTTGATGTTATATCAAATTCCGTTCAAGCATCAATACTATAAAATAGATTTACCGAATGGTAATTATGTTGTACCAGATTTTCGTATAGGACCATATTATATTGAATATCATGGTATCCAACACTATGAATCAGTGACACGCTTCGGTGGACAAGAAAGGTTTATAGCACAGCAAAAACGCGACCAACTACTCAGAGACACACTGGGAGACAAACTAATAGAAGTTCCCTACACCATACCATTCGACAAAATCGAACAATACTTACGCGACGAGTTCGCAAAACGAGGAATAGATATATTTGGAGAACAAAATGAAACAACTCAACGCACTTAACACAAAAGTAATAGTAAAACTTACCAATGAACAAACGGTTACTGAGGGTGGTATTGCACTACCAAGTACCAAAGACCCTCACATGGGTACGGTTGTATCAGTTGGTAAGGAAGTAGCAGATGTAAACCAGGGTGATGTAGTTATCATTAATCCATTTGAGGGTAGTATGATTAGACATCAGGGCACCGAGTATTTTATCTGCGATAATAAAAAACTGCTAGCTAGTTTACACTAATGAAACGAACACTGAAAAGTCTACCCATCGGAGCAGAATTTCTTCTCAATGGCGTAGTATACATTAAGATTCCAACAGAGTATGATAATGGTAACTGTTGTGTCGCAATAGCTAATATGAAGCGCAAAGACACAGGAGAAATCACATATTATGCTCCAATGAAACTCGTAGATTATGAGGAACAAAATGAAAATTAAAGACTTAGAAATCGGCCAAGACTTTGAGTTTGAAGGCAACATCTGGACAAGAACTAGAGAATCCAAAGCGGAACGTGACAGCGGACAAGGCTACATGTATGCTTTACCGTTTAATCCAACGCTATTAGAGCAGGAAGTCGATGTTGTTGGCCCGCCAGCGATTATTGAGGAAGATGGCTTGCCAGCAATTGTAGATGAACCAGTCGAAGATGACATAGACCCACAACATAATGTGCCAATAGTACGTGGTGGTTTTGTAGGTGGTGGTAGTTTTGGACCTAATGAGGACAATGAGTAAATGGCAACACCCAGGACATTTATCGTATTCGACTTTGAAACTGACGGTAAAAATCCAGAATTGTGTAATCCAGTACAGATAGCGGCATTGGCAGTAAACTCAAAAACCCTCAAGATTGTAAAGGGTTCTGAGTTTAATATGATGGTGAAACCACCAGGAATTGAGAATTTACCAGAATACCTTGAGACAGTCACAGGCTACAAAGATTCGGATACGGTGGAAGAGTGTATAGCGTGGCACGCTAAGACACTTAAGAAAACTAAGGAAGAAGTCATAGAGTCGTGGGCAAATGCACCCGACCAGAAGTTTGTTTGGGAAAGATTCTCCCAACATATTAACAAGTTCAATTGGAAGGGACAGATGTTCTCTGCTCCCATAGCTTGTGGAATGAATATACGCGACTTCGACCTCACTATAACTAATAGACTCAACAACATACATGGTATCAAAACCATGTTTTGGTTACGCGATAAGGTTGATTTACTAGACCTGTTCTTCTACTGGTTAGAAGATGTAGAGGATGCGCCCAAAAACTACCGTATGGACACACTACGTGAGTATTTCGGTATGAAAGAGCGTGGTTCTCACGACGCCCTAGTGGATGTACAGGATGAAGCAGAAATTATCATACGCTTTATGAAACTATTGCGTAAAACCTCTAAGAATGTTAAATTTAAAGGTGCATTTAAATGAGTAAACATTTTGAGTTTCCTTGTGGATGTAAATTTCCTGTTGTTGGAACACAAGAAGACGGCAGTCCGCAAGTAAAGTTTGACCCCAATCTAGAAAACATACCATTGGATTGTACAGCTACCTGGGACTTAATTTCTGAGGGCAACACCAAGGGTGTCTTTCAATTAGAGAGCCGCCTGGGACAAATGCTGGCTAAGAAACTTAAGCCACGCAATATTGAACACCTATCTGCTCTCGTGGCAATAATGCGCCCAGGATGTATCTCTATTGATACTAAGATTATAGTCAAGATATATACGCGTTCTAATGGTAATCCAAACTACAAACGTATAACTATTGGAGAACTATATACATCACAAGAAAAATATCCTACTATTGTATCAGTAGATGAAAACACTGGTGAGTTGTTCCACAATAATATGAAAAAAGTAATTGATAATGGTCAAAAGAATGTGTATCGTATCAAACTACGTAAAACATGTCGTAACGACCACAATCATAATGAGTATTATGACCTTAAATGTACTGACGACCACAGGTTATTGACGCCTACAGGTTGGAAAGAACTGAGAGAGCTAAATATAGGAGAGCGTTTTGCGGTTTTAAGACACCGGGGTAAACCTAAAACCTCTAATGGTAACAGATATTTTAGAGAAACATGTTTTCAACACTACAACTATCATTGTGTTTTTTGTGATTGGCAAGATGGTTCTTTAGATGTTAATCACCTTAACGGAAATCGCTCTATAGATAACAGCCCTGATAATCTATGTTTTATGTGTCCAAACCACCATCGGATGTATACTGAACATAAACTTACAGAACAAGAAACTAGAAACGCACGCGCACAATATGCGCTACAACAATATCCAGATATAGAATGGGCGGAATATCAAGGTAAAGAATTTGTAAAAAAAGAACGAGTATTTGACATTGTTATGGATGGACCCAACCACAATTTTATTGCAGGTAACGTAGTAGTCCATAATTGTTTGGAAGCTATTCGAGAAGGAAAGTCTGTTACTGAGCATTACATTGACCGAAAGAATGGGGTAGAACCTGTTGAATACTTCCATCCCTCCTTAGAAAACGCATTAAGCGCCACCTATGGGGAAATGGTTTATCAAGAACAGGCTATGCAAATCGCCCGAGATATTGCTGGTTTCAATCTACAACAAGCTGACATCCTAAGAAAAGCTATTGGTAAAAAGAAGCCTGAAATTATGGCTAAGGTTAAAGTAGAGTTTTTAGAAGGTTGTGAGAAGACCGGCATAGTCACAAAGGAAGAAGCAGAAGAAATCTTTGGGTGGATTGAGAAATCTCAGAGATACTCATTTAACAAGTCTCACTCAGTAAGCTATGCTATTAACGGTTACTTATCCGCATATGCCAAGGCACATTTTCCACGAGTATTTTTTACTTCGTATCTAAGGTACTCACAAGAAAAACAAAGACCACAGGATGAGGTTTATGAACTAGCACAGAATGCACGCATGATGGATATTGACATCTATCCACCTAACTTCATTCACTTAAACAAATACTTTCGCCTATTCGACAGACAAATCTTCTTTGGTTTCTCTGACATTAAAGGTATTGGCGAATCTGTATTTGATAAGATGATTAAACGTTGTGGTGAAGCAGAGAAGAAACTAAATAAGGGGCGGGCTGACTGGAGTTGGCTACAGTTTCTAATCTTCCTCTCTCAGTATGCCACCAGTACTGCTATCCGCGCTACAATCTCGGCGGGCGCACTCAACTATATGGGCGTTAGCCGTACTAAGATGTTATATGAGTATGAGATATACTCCAAGTTAAGTGGGCGAGAGCAAAAGTGGGTAGAGAACTTATACTTAGACCATAATAATACTGACCCAGACGGGTTAACATCTCCTAATAACCTGGAGGACATCTTAGAATTAATGGTTATGTCCGATGCTGGTCGTAACGGGGCATGTGCTACAGCTAAGCGCCGAGACAAGGTTGCCGGCCTATTAAATGCACTACGTGAACCACCTCACAGTATGGAAGATATGCCAGAGTGGATAACAAGTATAGAGGAAAACCTATTAGGTATACCACTAACTTGTACTTCTGTTGATTCCTGCAACACTATGGCTGCAAATTGCACATGTAGAGACTTTATTAAAGGTACAAATGGACAACAAGGTGTGGTAATTTTAGCGTGCCAGATTGATGCTATTAAAGAAATCCAAACCAAAAAGGGTAAAGCTCCAGGTAAGCATATGGCATTTTTAACTGTCAGTGATAGTTCTGGGATGTTGGATTCAGTAGTTGCTTTTCCACAACAGTGGAAAGAACATAAGTCTGTTTTAACAGAAAGAAATACCGTTATGCTTAGCGGTAAGCGTGGTAAAGAAAAAGATTCGTTGGTGATTCAAAAAGTTTGGCAAATTTGAGCCAAAACCTTGACACAGCGGCGTTTAGATGTATATTACTTGTAGAGACAAGTATTTGATTTTTAGTTTTAACAACGGAGATTGCAATGAATAAGACAATTCTGAAAGGTAATTTGGCGCGTGACCCTGAACTACGCACTATTACAACTGGCGCTGGTCGCGAAACACAAGTGGCCAACTTTACAGTAGCAGTATCGCGTTTCTTTAAGCGCGCTGATGGTACTAGTGATAGAGACACTGTTTTTATTCCATGTGAAGCATGGGACACAGGTGCTAAGTCTATCGAGAAGCTCTTAAAGAAGGGCGACCCAATTTTGCTTGAGGGTTCTTTGAAGATGGAATCCTGGGAAAAGGATGGTACGAAGCATTCACGTATGAAAGTGCGTGTATCTAACTTTGATAAACTATATCGTGCCCCAAAGCGTGAAGACGGTGAAGATGCGGATAGCGACATCCCAAGTGATGACGCCCCAGTAGAAGCCGATGCTGAAGTTACCAAGCCAGGGGAAGACATCCCTTTCTAAATGACAAAAAAGATTGATAAGCAGCGGGAAGCACAGCTAATCCACGATAATATGGGTCTAGTTGTGCTTCTCGCTAAATCTTTTAAGCCCTCCGGTCCAGAAGAACTAGATGAATTTATTCATGTGGGGTCTATAGGTCTATTGGGTGCTATACGTGACTTTGACCCAGCAAAAGGATGTAAACTAAGCACATGGGCTTGGAAGCATATTCGCTGGGCTATTATGAAGCATATTAGTTTCATGCAGAAGCACTCACACTCTCAACTACCTTATGATGTAATGGAACAAAAGTCACAATCTGTGATATGGGAGTTATTACCACCCACCCTGTCTGACAAAGAACGTCAAACCATTTTACTGCGCCTACAAGGCTGCACCTTTGAAGAAGTTGGTCAACGACTAGGTGGATACACACGCGGATGGGCCAATAAATTATGCAAATCAGCAACGGATAAAATCAGAGAAGCTAATGAATAAGAAAAAGATACTATGGGTTGGAGAAACCACTCATGCATTATCAGGATACGGTACTTATGGTAAAGAATTGCTAACCCGCCTGATTAACATGGACAAATATCATGTTGCCGAATTTGCATCTTATGCGGTTGTCGATGACCCAAAGGACAAACATGTCAATTGGAGATACTACCCTAATGCGGTACACAAAGACGACCCACGATATGAAGAATATAACAAACAAATCACCAATCAATTTGGAGCATGGAGATTTGAACAGGTATTATTAGACTTTCAGCCTGATATAGTATGTGACATTCGTGACTTTTGGATGTTGGCATTTGAACACACATCTCCACTAAGACCATACTACCATTGGGCAATTATGCCAACTGTTGACTCTGCACCACAAAAAAATGATTGGATTGAGGTTTTCTTAGATGCTGATGGTGTATTCACTTATTCAGATTGGGGTCTAGAGGTTTTACGCAAACAAAGTGATGGACGCATTAAACTACAACAGTCTGCCCCGCCGGGAGTAGACCCAGAAGTTTTCAAACCAGTAGAAAACAAAGCAGAACATAGAAAGCAAATGGGCTTTGCGGAAGACGCCTTTATTATTGGTACAATTATGCGCAATCAAAAACGTAAGTTGTATCCAGATTTGTTTAAGGCTTTTCGTATGTTCTTAGACAATGCTGACCCAGAGTTAGCTAAAAAAACATTCTTGTATGTTCACACCAGTTTTCCTGATAGGGGGTGGAATCTTCCGGCCTTAATAAATGAATTTGGGATTGGACACAAAGTGTTATTCACCTATCATTGTCGCGCAACTGGTAAATACTTTTGTAGTTTTTTCCAAGATGCTAAAACCTATTCTCCATACAGCCAAGGTATAACAGGCGTACTACCCAGTGTGTCTGTTGGCTTGGAACCAGAAGAACTATCTGAAATCTACAACCTATTTGATGTGTATGTGCAATATTCTATCTGTGAAGGCTTTGGTATGCCTCAGGTAGAAGCTGCTGCATGTGGGGTACCAGTCATGGCAGTTGATTATAGCGCCATGTCGGACGTAGTACGTAAAACCGGCGGATTTCCACTTAAGGTAGAACGTATGTTTCGAGAGTTTGAAACAGGCGCAGACAGGGCATATCCAGATAATGAATACTTTGCTAAAACAATCGAAAAATTCTTTACCATGAGCGATGAAGCTCGTGCTAAATACAGTGATAAAGCTCGTCAAGCTATTCTCGACATATATAATTGGGACCGTACAACCCAAATTTGGTCGGACTATTTTGACAGTGTAGAACTATGCGATAGGCAAGGACAGTGGGATGCCCCTGTCAATCTACATCAAATACCAGACAACATTCCCACCCCTGAGTTATCAACACCAGAATTTGTTAGATGGTTATGTACTAAGGTATTAAATGAACCAAACAAAGAATTTAGTCTATTAGCTCTAGATACTATTAAAGACCTAAACTATGGTGCTACATTTGTAGATAATGATTTTAAGAAGTTTGAGCAGCAAGATGCATATGAGAGATTCAAGATTGCTGCCATGAATAAAATTATGGCCGAGCAAGTACGTAGTGGTATGATACCAACAGAGCTATCAGACTTCATTCAATATGCACATAAAAAAGAAGCGGGATTATGAAAAACATTTTATTTCTTGGGCCATATCATCAATATGATGGATGGGGTGAGGCAGCGAAAGATTATCTCAGAGCCTTACAACTTACCGAACACAATATAGTTGCGCGCCCTGTCACAATGTCGGCTAATCGGAAACATACCTTAGAATTTTCAGAGCTAACCGCCAAACAACTAGATAGTCCACCAGATGTAATCATACAAAATGTATTACCGCACCTGTTGGATTATCAACCCAATATGCACAACATTGGTCTATTTTACATAGAAACCAATCACCTGCAACACACTGGTTGGATAACACAGATTAATCTATTAGATGAAGCATGGGTGGCATCCAATAAGGAAAGAGATATTTTAGTTCAATGCGGCGTTACGATACCCATTCGCGTAATACCGATGCCAATAAACACCAAAGAGTTAGACAGAGATGTAGACCCATTTCAACTCCCGTGTAATGATAACGACTTTATCTTCTACTTTATAGGAGAATATGTTTCTCGTAAGAATATAATGGCCCTCGTAATGGCGTTCAATAGGGAGTTTTATACTACAGAAAATGCGCACCTTTTGTTAAAACTTAATAAGAGCAATGTTGCCCCAGACGCCGTGCGCGATTTAATACAAGAAACCATAGGGGCGTTTAAGAAAAACCTGCGACTATACAAGACTGTAAAGGGTTACAAGCCAGAATTTACTATCACCAAACACCTGTCAATGGAAGAACTATCTTCCTTACACAAACGATGTAATTGTTTCGTCTCTGCATCAAGGGGTGAATCATTATCTAGACCTGTGATGGATGCGGCATATTTTGGTAATGATATCATTGTCACTGATAATACCGGCATGAGTGATATTGGACGCCAGTTTGGATATACAGTATCAAGCCATGAGACACCGGCATATGCACCAGATGCACCATTAGATACATTATACACCGCCCATGAAACATGGCAAGAAATTGATGTTATATCCTTACAGGTTGCTATGAGAGAAGCCTATAACAATCGAAATAATCTAACTTCAAAAGAACGTTTGTTGCGCGGCGATATTGTCGCAGAACAATATTCATACAATAATAT